TTTCTGGTATATTTATAAATCCACTAGCAAAACTTCCATCATTTACTGAATAAGTAAAATTTCCAGAATCAAAAGTGTATTTTAAATTATCTTCTTGGGCGTAAATTGTCTGAACTTGTATGCCGCCAAAAGTACCACTCCATCCAGAAGTATTAGAATATCTATAAATTTTTAAATTTGGATTTGAATTAATAAAAATATTTTCTCCAATTTCAGTAGGAGCATCACTTAGAAAATAAACTCCAGTTAAATTTGAGCAATTTTTAAAAGCATTTGAATTAATCTTTTTAATATTTGGTATAATAATTTGATTTAATCCAGAACAATTTTCAAACGTTCCAGAACCAATAGAATATATGTTATATGGAATATTAATTTTATTTAAATTATAACAATTTCTAAAAGCGTAATCCGGAATTATTTGATTAAACCACTCCCAATTATATTTTGTTTGAAAATTAAAACCAGTTAAAGAATAACAATTTTCAAAAATTCCAGACGAGGTAAAATAACGACTAACCCATCCAGGGGCTCGAAAATTTACTTCTTTTAAATTTATATTATTAGAAAAATTTGAGATAAGGGAGGCTGTGGTATCAATATCAATTTTTTCTAAATATCCACAATTACTTACGCCTGCAATTGCACTATAATCTCCATAACCTCCAAATTGCAAAATATCAATTCCATTTCCTATATAAAAATATTTATATGCACTTTCGCATTCGACTCCTACTATCTGGTACTTATTATGCCATCCATCAGGATATAAAGTACTTTGTCCTAAATCTTGAATTATTAGTCCATTATAATAAAAATCACCTTGAGCCATTTTATGTTACCTTTTAATAAATTACACTCATCACATTTAAATAAATCTATTTTAAATTCCCAAAAAGTTAATGCTTATCGGTATTTTTGAATTAGGAAAAAGTTGAGGCCAATTATTTTTAGTACCGAATATAGAAACATCGATTTTTTTTAAATTTGGACAATCTTTAAAAATATTATATCCACATTTAGGTGGATACTCCATAAGCATAAAACTTACGGTTGATAAATTAGTACAACCTGCAAAAGCCAATTCTTCTATTTCTGCGCCCCTCGACATATAAAAATATATAGTTTTTAAGTTGGTACAATGCTTAAAGGATTCCATACCAATTGAATTAATTGAAGTATTTGTAACTAAAGTTTCTATATTATTATTTCTAAAAAATGCTCGATAACCAATTCTTCTAACAGGAAAAGCTGCTTTTGGTTTTTTATTATAAAATATATATGCTTCAGCAGGTATTTGTAAAGATAAACTTGAGCCAGTATAACTTGCTATAGCAAAATCAGAAGTAAGTGATCTATAAATAAAATTATAGTCTGGTGGATTTGAAGGTCCAGTCGCACCTGTACTTCCAGTTGATCCAGTGCTTCCAGTTGATCCAGTAGCTCCAGTCGCACCAGTTGATCCAGTACTTCCAGTTGATCCAGTAGCCCCAGTTGATCCAGTAGCTCCTGTCGCGCCACTAGCTCCAGTAGCTCCGGTAGCTCCGGTAGCTCCGGTAGCTCCGGTTGCGCCACTATTAATAATAGTAATTTCTGCTAACGGATTTCCTATACCACAGTTTCGAGATAAAAAGAGTTTGCCTATGCCACTTACTCTAATTTTTGTTTTGGGCAACAAATTAGGCAAACTATAACTTCCTGGACCAGGAATATATTCATCAGGACAAATTTGATCTCCTACCCAAAAAGTAGTTGCTTGAAATAAATTTGACCCTTGGTTGCATTTACCTAAAATTTTAATATGATTAGTGCTTTCAAAATCTGTCAATTCATAAGTGCCAGCGGTCATATTTTGATAATTACTTTGGCCACTAGACCATATATTTAAATTTCCAGGTCCACAATTTGGGCGTGTTGATGATATACCAATACATGGTACAGTAGCAAAACAACAAGGACTGATTTGAAATTGTCCTGCTTGTATTTGTGAAAAAGCATAACCTAATTCAGGATTAGAAGAAATAAAATTTGATCCTATTACACCTTGTCTACAATTTTGTTGTATAGGTGCTTGTCCTGATGCTATGCTAGTAATATTCATTGGATTAGGAAGATCATTTGTTAAATCAAATTCATATAATTGATATTTATTTAATCCAAGATATCTAGGTTCTAAAACTTTAGAAGCATATTTGAGATCAACAGTAATTTTTTTATAACCTTGGGGTAGTGGTGGGGTAGGTCTATCCATAGTTACTACACTTTTATCTCCTATACTATTTTCCCATCCAGATGTATCAGAATATCTATAAATTTTTAATCTTGGAATGGTATTTTTAAAAATAGTATAATTATCTGCTCTGCCACTAGTTCCCCAAATTGGGGCATTGCCTTCAAAAGTTACAGCGACTAAACCAGAACAATAAGAAAAAGCATAATCTCCAATATAATTAACACTTTTTGGAATTTTAATATTATTCAAAGAAGAACAGTTCGCAAAAGCTTTAATCCCTATATTTTCTATTTTTTGTCCAAGATATACATATTGTAAATTCAAACATTTTTCGAAAAGGGAATTAGAAATTGTTGTCATATTATCGCTTGTAACTCCATTTCTTAAATTCAAACAAGTGCTAAAAGCTTCCGCACCCACATGTAAAACACTATTTGGTAAAGTGATATTAGCTAAATTAAAACAACTTTGAAATGCATTAGGATAAATTTGATTAATATTTTTAGATAAAGAAATGCTTTGTAGATTTGTTTTATTTTTAAATGCAGTTGCTTGAATCGCTGTAATTGGTAATTGGCCATGTATGCTATCATTAGCTAGCTCTGGGACAACAACTTTGGCGACATTAAATGGCGAAAAATTAGAGGCGATTAATTCATATGAATTATTATTTGAATTATAATAATATTTTTCAAGAGTTTCATTGCTAGGAGTACTAATTCCAGTGGTTTTTATAGAAGTTAAATAATATTGAGTATTATTATTCCAATTTTCAGTTGGAATAATATTTGGATTTTGATCTGGGGCACTACACCAATCTATTAAACTATTTGCGTTATCGGCAATGATTCCTATTGGATCTGGGCAAGTTGTGCTTGTAAGTTTATTAAGACTCCAAAGCTCCCATCTAGGTAGAACTTTAACAAAACTATATGGATTTGAAATTTTGTTCCATCCAAGAAAAAGATCTGAACGCCAAGCAAAAGCATTTTTGCGTAATGATTCAGAATCCGTGGGTGCATGATTTAAATACCAATATCCAGATTTACCAGAAATTTCTCCTTTTTGATAAGAGTAATATTCTGCTTTTTTTAAAAAATCAACATAGGCATTTCCATATTGAGGGCCAGAATAACCCGTAGTACATGCATAGGTATGTTCTCTTTTCTGGAAAAGAAGATCGCCAGTACGAAAAAAGTTCAAATTTGGGTGACGGGGTTCAATATTTATATTTAAAAAATTATTTGAATTAAAATTAATATTATTAACTTGATTTATTCTTTTTACCTGTTTACCAAAAAAAGTATCGCCCCATCCAGAAGCATTAGATTCTACATAAATTATAAGATCATCTCTGCAGTTTGTAAAAGGATCAAGTTTTTTATTACTTTCTATGTATGGAGTATAAAATTTATTTTTATTTCCTGAAATAGTAACTGATCCTAAAGCTGTACACCCAAGAAATGCGTTGGGAAATATCCAAGGACATGATTTGAAAGAAACAGATTGTATTTGTTCAGGAAAAGCTTCATCCCTAACAGTAGTTAAATATTTATTACCTACAAATGATATTAAACCATTGCAATACCTAAAAGCTTTCTTTCCTATTGTGTCTATTGGCCCACTTCTTAGGTTGGAAGGCCCACCGTTTATAACAGTTACAATTTCAGGCATCAAATAAGCTTGCCCTCTAATATTTGGACAACTACCTTGGCCAATTGTCCAATGAGAATGTTCGCCTACATAATCATCATCTGTTGGAAGTGGTGCAGTAGCATCACTGAATATTAACTCGCCAATTTTCATATTCATAAAAAATATAATTTAATTATTTATTTTATCTATTGTTTTATCTAAGATATTATCTTGAGGAACTTTTTCTTTTAACCAAGAGTTTAAAACCCCAAAATAAACAAGATGTTCGCTATCAATTAAAAATAATTGATTTCCAAAGTTATCTTTATATAGTTTAATTCCAGAATCTTCTTTAAGTTCTATTGCTTTTTCTTTTTTAAATTTAATTCTATACATACTAATTAAATTATTATAGCGCTCTTTTGCTTGACTTGTGATAAGCGCATCATCGCCAATAAAAGAAATTAATCCACCATTATCTTTATCATACTGCTTAGGAGTAGTAGCGTCATAAGAAGATTTATCATCTTCTATTTTATTTGGTGTTACTGTAGCGCAACCAATTAAAAAAAAATTAAGAACTAGTACGTTTGCGAATTTTCTCAAGATCTTTCTCCTTAACTTCTTTTTCTATTTCACTTTGATAGTTAACTTCTTTTTGAGCTTCTTGGCGCTCTTTCATTTCTTTCGTATTCTTTGCGCCGAATACGTTATTAATCGCAGAGAATATTCCAGATACTGCAGAGAGTAATGCTTGGAGTATTCCAGTTGGCATAATTATTCTACGTAACTTGCTGTAGCGTCTTTACATCCAGAGGCAATAGCATTAAGTACTTTAATTGCGAGAGCGGTATTCCCATCTATTCTTGAAAATTGTTGTGCATAAATATCTTTAATAACACTAACATAATTTAACCAATGAGTTTTCTCGGATGGAAGATAATCATTAAGAGCTTTTTGTAATTGCTCTGGGGTTGGCGCAGTTCCAACCGTTAAACCTTCGACAATTGCTGCGACATGATTAATCATTTTAGCTTTTTCAATTCTATCATTTCCAGAAACAGCTTGATCAAGAACAACGGTACAAGCAAGTACAACCGCTGGTTTAACATATGGTAAGGCATTTGAAACACTTGTTGCTGGATCAACTTGACCAGTTTGAGTTGTAGCGCAAGCTCCAAGAAATACGCTCAAAAGAGCAACCGTGATTAATTGTAATTTATTCATATATTTTCTCCATGTGGATGTATTCTTTCTTCTGCTTCAGTTGTAGAAGCTATTGTACCTCCTGTGACATTTGCATCTTTAACAGTTAAAGCAAAAATAATTCCACTAACAACTGCTATAAGTTTAGAAATTCCAACAATATAAACTTCTGCTTGATCAGGAAGAAATGCTACTAATGACGGATCAGAATGAATAGCTATCGCTGTACAAACTGCTACAACTGTGGCTATTCCAGATGAGCTAGATCTCCAATTAGGACCAAATATTTTAGATAACATACTTTTCATAATAAATTACACTATATTATGCTGTATTTCCAGCGATTATATATCCATTATTTCCTGTATTAATAATTGATATCTTTGCATATTTCCCAGCAGTACCATATTGATTATTATAACTATTAATAATAATTCCATTTCCTGATCCTGTAACTTGAATTGAACCATTTCCAACTTGGATTATGTGCGCATTAAAACCTTTGCTATTTCCACTAACTATATATCCAGTAACAGGTGAATTTGAATTAACTAAAATTGTTCTGGCGTTATAATTTCCAGATATTAAAAAATTATTTGATAAACTAATAATTTCTGGTATAAAATTAATTAATTGAGAGTTTCCTAAATCTACTATACTATCTTGAATATATATATCAACACCAGAAAGATTTAAATTATCTATATTGTTTAAATCTATAGCATTAAAAAAACCTGTGCCAGATACGCCTAAATTTTTATCAATATTTAATTTCCCAGACATAGAGTCAATATTAACAATATCATCAATATATGTATACCCACTTAAAAATCTAGAACCTAAACCAAAGTTTAAACTTTTATTATTTTCAAATTGCAAAATTCGCATTTTAGAATTTTGTCCACTTGGATCAAATGTAAAAGCGAATTTATTATTTCCTATAGAAAAACTAGAATTTTGAGTATCAAAAGAAACGCTGTTTAAGTCATTAGATAAAATAAAATTAAATGGAATATTTAATTCGCTAATTCCACTTAAATTTAATTTTGAAGAAAATCCTGATCTTAAAATATAAAATTTATCTAAATCTGTACTATATATATTATATGATTGATACATATAAATATTTATCCTTCTAAAATAAATTCAGTATTACAATTTATAAATTGACCATTATTTTGAATAGAATCTATACCAAAACTTTTATTATTAGCGCTACAATTTTTAAATAAACCTTTTACGCTTAATGCAGAATAGCCGAAACAATTAGATCCACCAATGCAATTTTCAAAATATCCATTAACTTCCGATCCAAAAGATCCAAAACTAAATTCACGAGCTTTACAATTTATATATTTTCCATTCGCTGTCCCTTTGAATCCAAATGCGTATGGGCCAGCTTCACAGTCCTTATATTCACCATCATAATCTACTCCAATTCTCGTAGTAAATATAGATTGATTGATGCTTTCAAAAATTACATTTTCCAAATAAGTATTTCCTTTGCTTATATTTATTGGTATATTTCTAAAATACGCGCAAGGTACAGTATGTAATAAATTTTCATAATAATTTAATTCATTTGGACTTAAAATATAATGATATATTACCCAAGGATAAGAATAAGTCGTATTAACATTTGCAATTTGTAAATTAACTAATTTAACATTATCTGCTATTTGATTTATAACTCCATTCAAAGGTATTCCTATAGTAGATTTTACTACGCTTTTGCTTGATGGATCTGTTCCTATTATATCTATGAAGTCTTTATTTAAAATTAATGAAGAATTTTTTAAATCATAAACACCTGGTTCTAATAATATTGTATATCTATTTAAATTTGATAAATTTGAATTTGATAAAGAATTATATTTTTCTAATAAATTTATACCATTTAATTGATTATTATTTGTTGCCCTTATTAAAGTATAATTACTATTTGAAGATTTAAGTAGATTTATAAAATTCATTTTTATATACCAGCATTACTCGTAATGGTTATCCATCCAGAATAATATATGTTATTTACACCTAATATTTCAATTGATTCATTTTTTTGAAGACCTATGACGCTAGATTCGTCTATATTAGCAGAACCAGTTAATACTAATAAGCCAGCGCCAATATTTTTAATATTGCATATTAAATTATTAGATAAATTTGGTAAAACTCCAGTAATTTCATAAGAACTTTTAGCTATACTTAAACTGTATCCGGAAACGTTAAAATTTCCAGTAAAAAAATTATAACCGCTAGATAAATAATAATTTCCTGGATTGATTACTCCGTTATTCCCATCAGAAATCAAAGAAAATCCGCTAATATATCCAGATAATTCAGCTAAATCTAATTGTTTTAAACGAATTAAATTAGCCATATTATTTTACCTTGCTATGATATAAAATGCTTGCTAAATAGCCGTCAAGTTGATGATCATATGCTATATTATTTATATTTGCAATAATTTCTTGATTTTTATCAAAAGGTTGATTTATATAATCTTCTATTTTAGCATTCCAATTTTCTGGGCATTCATTAGCGATAATTAATTTAGAAATTTGATTTGCAACATCTTTTTGATCAAAACTTAATTTTTTAATACCATGTTTTTTTCTTAAAGAAGCCGCTACTTCTTCTTCTAGCTTTTGAGCAGCAATTAAATTTTCTTTTACTTTAGAAAGACTATATTTTTCTTCATAAGAAGCTTTCGATTGTTTACCTTGACCAATTGGTTTAACATTTTTTGTAGATTGAGGGATTCCCGTAGTTGCATTTGGTCTGCCAACTTCTCCAGCTCCCATTTTTTGTCCGCCAATTAATGGTTGATAAAATCCTTGATCTCTTAATTCTTTATATTTTTGTTGAGAAATTAATGCGTCTTCTGGTTGTGGAAGTCTGCCAGTATCAATTGCTTTTAATCCTTCTTCTGGAGTCAAGATGCCAAGCTCCATTAATCTATTGTAAATTCTAGAATATTGAACATCATCTTTAAGATCGATGTCATCAAACTCTGGAACTGGAAAATTTTTAAAGCCTAGATCTTTGCTTATCCTTCTGACTTCTGGAATGATAAATTCATTTATGAAAGTTTGTCTGGCTTGTTTTAATCTTTCAATAAAAACTTGGACTTTAATACTTGTATTTGCAAATTTTTCATTACCAATAAGAATATTGTTTAATCCCATTTGAATATCTCTATCAACAACTTCATATTTTTCTGGTCCAATAAGATTTCCAATATCAGGAATAACGAATTGAGCTTTTGTTGTGTAATCTGCAATAAGTACTCTTCCTACGCTTTGATTTGTGAATAATGTTTGCATCGCTTCAAGATTCTTTTGATTGACTCCACCTTTATCTGGATCTGTTCCCATGGTAACAAGAAGAATAGCTTGTTGCATTGTGCGGGTTATTGCCATGTCCATCTTTTTCATCTCAGCTTTCCAATTAATATCATCTAATACTGGAAAACCCATAGGAACTGCAAATGGCTCGTAATCTTGTTTTTTATAAAATACAGCGCAAAGTCTTTCTCTGTCTAAAGGCAGAGTTAAAATACCAACAGTTCTTTTCTTAATTAGTTCTTGAGTTTCTGGAGGAAGACTTTTTAATACTTCCATATCTTCGTCTGTTTTAGGGGCTTTTAATCTTTCTAATTCATAATCACTTAATACTTTATAGAATCTTCCAACGGAAAAATTAATCGTTCCACCAATTTGAATATCTGATGGATTTAATATTAAATATCTTGACGGCAAATTAACAGATGCTTTAGTAGAGGTTAATCCAAATGCTTGAGTAATTTTATTAATATCTGAGTCTGAAACTTTTGTATCAAATCTATAAAGGAATACATTACCAGAACGATAGTATTCTCTAAAAAACTTATCTTGTAAATCAAATATATTTATTTTTTTAAATAAAGCCTCAAAAAAATCTCTACTTTTTTGACTTCCGCCTTTAAAATAAAGATTACTACAAGAAAATTCAGTCATCAAATCAATAGTATTTCTAAATATAGCAAAATTATAATATGCTTTTTGGCACAAAATAACAGCATCCCTTACGTTCATATTGGATGCATTTTTTACTCCAGTTGAATATCTAAAAGGTATTAATCCTTCGTCAATATTCTTAAATCTATCAGATCTTACTATTCCGCCAGCAGTATTTCTACGCATTTGAGTATGAGTAGGATCATTTAAATCTGAACCAGTATATGCTGAAGCTTTTGTTTCATAAGAAGAAGCTTGGCTTACCATTAGAGGTTGAGTTTCCTCATTTTTGGTTATTTTTGATTTATTTTTAATTTTTTTAGCCATTTTACTTTAAATATTACACATTATCATAGCATAATAGGAGAAAAAGTTGCTGATTGAGGTTCATCTTTTTGAAGTATAATATCATTATAGCACTTTAAAGCCCAATTTGCTAACATAAATGCTGAATAATTATCTTTTCTAGCTTTATTCGCAGAAGTGCTCCTTTTTAAATGTTGGGGTAAATCAAAGCTTTGGGTTCCTCTACTTGTGCTAGAATGCTCTACTATAGCGCATTGTTTTTTAGTTTGATATATAAAATCGTCTTGATTTTCTATAAAGTCTAATAACATCCAATCTTTTTTATCATCTGATTTCATTAGTTCTATTGGTGCGCCTTTGTTAACAACTGAATTAAAAAATGATTCATGCGCTGCTGTTTTACTTGCAAACCATATTCTTTTATAATCAATACATGCTTGTAAATACTCATTAGCTTTACGAATAAATGTACTTGTAAATACTTGATTGAAAGCTATTTTTTTATCTTCAAGATTATATTTTCTTTTTGCATTCTTAACCATAATTTCATAATCTATACCTTCTAAATCGCTATCAAATTCAAAAGTTTTAATTTCTAATTTTTGTTTTTTAAATAATTCAGATTCATTACAAGCGGCAAGAAATACATCTGCTCCTGCATTATCAAGAATCATAAATACAATATTAAAATTATTTAATATATAATATAAATAAGCTACATGATTTTTAAGGTTTCCTAAACCAGCATAAGTATGAACTAGAACACCATTTTTAGTTTCATCATCATATTCTAAAACTGCCATAGCAAAATAATCTGCATTTGGACTATCACTCATATTGGGATCAATTCCTAATATATATTTTTTCTTTGGATCGCCTTTTAAAAGCGTATGAGGAGTTTCTCCGGTTTTTAATGTACATTCTTCCATCTTTTTTGCATTAAAATAACTATCACTACCGTCTGTAAATTGAGCGCAATACTCTCGAAGGAAACTGCTATGACTAGATCCGCCAGCTTGAGCTTCTTCAATAATTGTTTTATCGATCATTTCTTCTGGAAGAGCTTCGTAACTCATTTGACTAACAAAATAAGTAGCTTCAGTTTCTTCTTTAGAAGTAATTTTCTCTGACCATTCTAAATATGTTTTATAAAGATTTTCAAATGTATAACTTGCTGAAGATAGGGCTACCATTTTGCTTGTATTTTCAAAAACAGCTCTATCTTGTTCTTTCATAAGTCCTTCTAGTATGAGTTTATCTTCCATTTCTCTAATCTGCATTCTTTCTTTGATGTTTTGTGGAGCAACTAAAAATGGCATTAATACATTTTTAATAATTTCTTCTGGAAGCAAAAGAAACTCGTCAAGTACAAGGATATTCGCGCGAAAGCCTCGGATCTTTTCACCATTAAGAGGAATAGCAACAATGCTACCACCATTAATTTGCCATTCAAATTGATCGTTTCTTTTTGCCTTTGCTCCGAAGCATTGAGAGAGTAGTTCTGCTCCTTTGCTATCTACGATTTTTTCTAGATTATTAAAAATAAAACGTGCAGTTCTAAAGGTAGGGCCAGCAATAAGAATTTTTGTGTTAGGTTCAAACACGCATTGAAGAAAACAAAATACTGCTGCCATAAATGATTTACCACAACCACGACCAAATACGCACATATTAAAATTTCTATTCATTAATGCTTTAAGATGAATTTCTTGATAAGGAGCAAGCTTAACTCCACTAATTAATTCTGTTGTAAAACCAATATTAGCCCTCAAGAATTTAGCTAAACTAATTTTCGCTTCTTTATCATTAAGATAACCCTTAAGGTTTCCTAATTCAGCATTAACATCTTTAACTTCTCTTATATATTTATCTGGACAGTATATCATAATAATTTCATATCATATGCTAATTGCAAATCTACCTTTTTATAAAAACAATTTGATGCTAAAATTGCTTCTATTGAATTTTTCATTTCCGTTCTTCCATCAACAAATAAAAATTGAAGGTTACTATATTCTTGCATTAATTGTCTTACATTATGAAATATATATTCTGGAGTAGCTTTAATTTTTTTACTAATATGAGGAAGATATTGAAAACTAAGCGCATTAGATAACTTTTCTTCTACTATAACTATTAAGTGACTATTATTTACATGAGCTTTTTCTATTTCATTTTTAAACCTATCGAAGTTTTTGATGCTAAGAGTACTAATAAAATCACTTAAGCTTTTTCTTTCTATATAACAATTGCAATTATCATTATTAGAAGTATAGTCGCCAAATGGCAAAGTCTTTATTTCAAAAGGAATATCAAATTTCAACCAATTTTGTTCTCTGGTATCAACGTATATAGTATTTTTTGAATTTAATTTATTTTTAAATTGATTAGATATATTTTTTGGATGAATATATTTATTTTCTAAACCAATATCAGAACATAATTCATAATAGTCATCAAATATTTTATTATAGAATATAATTGATGGACTCATAATTGTTCTGAGTTCTATTTGAGATGGGCTATAGATTAAATTTTTATCATTTCTTCTTTTAATTAATAATCCTCTGCAGTACTCTTGAGCTTTCTCTATGGTTTGTTGTTTTAGCCATTTTTTAAGATTATTTTTATCATTAAAATCGCTATTAAGATATTGATCTTTGCTTTTAAAATTAATTACATCACCCGTTAATAAATCGTGCCTTGGATAATAAGTATGATAGTATTTTTCTTTATTTAAACCATATCCTCTGAGCGCAAGATGAAGACTTTTTTCATCTTTAAACTCTTTACCATCTACTTTACATATTACGCTCATCCATTTAAAATCTCATCCTTAGAGATTCCTAAAATTTTAGATTTAACTTCATCCATAGTAGAAAGTCTATCTATTTCTTTTTCTATAACCTGTTTTCGCATCTCTGCCATTTTTAAAAGTTTAGCTCTGCTCTCTTCTTCTTTCCACATCTGAACTAAATTAATAATTGAAGCTGTTTCTTTTACCTGTTTGCTTAATTTATCGCTACGTTTTACTTTAAGGTCATTATTTAATTTTTGTTGACGATTAACGCAATCATTATATTCTTTTCTGGCTGTTGTACTAGCTTCAACAAGTGCCATAGGTATTTTTCCATCTTCTTGCATGGATAATTCTATTTGATTTTGTAAAACATTAATTGTTTGTTGAATATTAGAAGAGATAACTACTTCTGTGCAAAGAACAATATATTGGTCTACTTCTTCTTGAGAAAGATCGCCTTTATCATAAGTATATCTAACAAAACTACTTTCAAAAAGTTCTCTATCTGGTTCATTGTCGTAAATATTCATTTGATGAATAAATCTATGAGTATTCATATAGCTAATTAAAGAATTAATTTCTTTTTTATGTTTATGCGTGAGTTTATTTTTATCAATTCCATCTAAAACATATTTATTAATTTTAACAATCATTCTTTCTTCGCTGCGGGGCGGTTTATATCCTTCTGTGGTTATATTTTCATTTTCTGTATTGTTAAATTTTATATTACTAGGAATATTCTTCATATATTCCAAAATACTTCTAGTCTCTTGACATAAATTAGTTAATGATTCATCTTTAAATAATATCTTGGCCATTTCTAAACCAGTCATTGTATGACAATTATTACTAATATATTCTTTTTGATCTAAAGTTAATTCTATTAATCCTTTGGCTTCATATTCATGACTTTTTTTAGGTTTAATTTGTCTTGAAGCAAGAAATGCTTTTACTGCTTTACCCTCTTTGCTTCTGCCATCTAAATCATCTCTATCAAAAGCAAGTTTAACTAATTCTGCTAAAGACGGAGGATTATCTGGACGATCATTCCATTCTTTTAATAGTTTTAATTGCTGCTCTTCTGTTAAGATTAAAATATCTTCGCTCATACAATATCAATATCTCCATTATAAAGATGCTTTTTTACTTTAAACATGATAGCTTTCTTAAGATTTTTAATTTGTTTGTATCCTGCGGTTCTATTCTTTTCTGTTGTTCTGTATCCCATTAATTTTGCAACTTGTTCTTCGTTTTTATGTTCAATATATAAGTGTGTATAAATTTTCCATTCTATTGGTTTTAAAATCTTTTGCATTTTAGAATGAATGTTGTCTGCTGTTTTTTCTAAATCAACTGCATCATTTTTTATGTCATGAACTTCATTTAAATGGTTTTCCATGGTGACAGGAAGCTTAGTGTCGTGTGCATTCTTTTTACTTTTTACCCAGTTTGCATATAGTGGACAATTTGCGCATTGTTTACCATATATACTGCAGCCATCATCTGCTTCTGCTGCTGCACATTTTAAGCATGGTCTTGTATAATTACTATAAGTATTACGTATTAAATTTTTAATTTGATTACTAATAATTCTATTAACCCACGGCGCTAATGGTTTAGTTTGATTATATAAATGCCATTTTTTGTAAATATGAATCCTTAAAATTTGAGAAACATCACTAAAATCCATCCAAGAAATTGCCGTGAGATTCCATTTGTTTCTTCTTTTGAAAATTTCGTTATCTATTTCCGTAATACAACCTTCAAAATTACGTTTTTTCTTAGGCATTTTATTATTGAAATCGATTATGATTTTTTGCGATTTCTACTTTTTGGTTTTATTGCAGAGCCTTCTTTGCTTAAACTTTCTAGTTGTTCTTTTTTATTAATAGTTATTTTTGATCTATTTTTTCTTAAATCATTATTTGATGATCCTACAATATCTCCTATTTTTTCAACAATATCTGGTTGAATATTAATATCAAAATCTAAATTATTAATATCTGGCATTTCATTAACTTCTGTTATTTGAGTATCATCATCTTCATAATCTTCTGGTTCAATATTTGGTCTTTTAGCTTTAGTGATAGTTGGTTTTTGCATTTGTACTGGTATAGTTACTTTTTTAGCACCAAAAAATGAATTTCCGCAATTTGTACAAAATTTAGGCTTATTTAAAGAATATTCAGTTGGTGAACCACATTCAGAACAATAAATTTTTAACATATATTATTATATGGTAAATAAAGAGTATATTCTAAATATTTAAATTGAATTTAAATTTATGCTAATGATATTGCATATTTATTAGATAAATAATTTTCGACTTCTTG